AATCCACACTTTGTTCAAGCAGGACAACCAGGCGGTGGTTCTAAATCAAACACTGGCACAACAGGTGTTTCCAAAGTTGATGTGACTAAACTGGATATGAACAATCCAGAACATAGAAAACAATATGCTGAATGGCGTAAGACCCAAGCAGGATATTAAACATTAACAAAAGGAGATTAGCAAAATGGCTAATGAATCAGACACTACGTCATTGAATGACCTGATATCCCCGATCGTCCAAGAGGCGATGTTCGTGGCATCAGAGACTTCAATTATGCCAGGACTTGTGAAGAATTTCACGGTCCCAGCAAACGCAGGTAAGGTATTACAAGTGCCTATCTACGGAACACAAACAATCGCGGCAGACACAGCGGAATCAACTGACCTTTCAAACACTGAAGTATCTACTTCTAAAGCAGATATCACTTTGGTTGAAGCAGGTATAATGACAACATTAACTGATATGGCGAGAAACCATTCAGTGTCAAATGTTGTTGCTGACCTAGGTAAGTTATTTGGTGAAGCGATCGCAAAAAGACACGACAGAGCATTAACAGGCTTGTTCTCATCTTTCTCATCACAAATTGGTGAGGCTCAAGATGAAATCGAAGTTAAGGATTTATTTGAAGCATATGCAACACTTAAAGCAAATGCTGTTCCTGGTCCATACTTTGGTGTGTTCAATCCAAAAGCGATCTACAATGTGAAGAAAACTTTAACTAACACATTCGTAAATCCAAATCCAGCAAATGTTGTTAACCAAGCGATGACTGAAGGTTTCATCGGTAGAATCGCAGGTATCGACATCTTTGAAAGTTCAAATGTTGTTGAAGATTCAGCGACAGGCGTGGTTAATGCAGTCTTCTCAAGAGACGCATTAGGTGTAGCGGTTGCTCAAAACATCAACATTGAGACTCAAAGAGACGCTTCATTAAGAGCGGAAGAAATTGTTGCATCAACTAGATACGGTGTATCAGTTCTTCACAACTCTTATGGTGTTAAAATAATTGGAGACAACCAAATCAACTAATCATTGATTTGATCTCGCTTATTGGAAAGGGCCTTCGGGCCCTTTCTTTTTATATGCTTATTTGGTTCAATGGTCCCAGCCGGGACAAACTTATAAACAGTCTGCCAAGGCAAACCTTGGAGATAGGTTGCAACTACATTGAGTCAGTGAGACCAGTGGATCACGTGTGTGCGTTTGACATACGGGTGGCCAACGATATCAAATTGCGTGCCAACACACAATACCACACAAGACCACAGGCCACAATGCCTGGTTGGAACATTATTCACGACACAAGGACTGATGGTGGCAACTCCGGGGTGTTGGCCTGTTTGGTTGCAAGCCAATTGCCACGCGAGCCAATTTACATCATTGGTTGCGATTGGGGCATCACAGATACCAGCAGTGATGATCACATATACAAAAAAGGCCCAATGCGAAAATACACCAACAATATTAAGAAAAGCATAGCAGTAATTTTAAAACACAATGATGTGTATATTGTAAATGATTTGCAACCTGACGTGCCTTTCAACATCATCTCTACAGAACAGTTCTTGTCTACAATAAATAATAATATCAAGGAAGGACCTTGTAAAAATTAAAAGAAGGACTTTTATACAATGGCACAATTCGCTACAGACACAGACCTTTTAGAATATGTTCCTGATATCAAGAAATACGGTATACAGGAGTTTCTAACAGAACACGAAAAGACATACGACGACATAATCAGACTACTCAATATAAAATGGTGGCCAACAACAGGATTCTCACAATATGACGTGAGTGTTTTGGGAGGCAGTTCAAAACTTTCACCCAGCAGACTAAATTCTACGCAATTCACAAGGGCCGCAGTCTATCACGTCTTAGCCTATCACATCTATCCAAAGTTATCAACATTTGATCCGGATGGAGATGCGTTCAGAGAGCAGATGAATTTTTACAAGGGCAGATTCGAAGAAGAATTTGATCTGATCTTAAGAGATGGAGTTCATTACGATCTTGACAGTTCAGGCACATTCACAGACAGTGAGAAACAAACATTTTATAGAGGTAGATTGGTTAGGTAATGTCCGCAAGAGAAAACATAGCAAAAAACATAGTAGAACAGGTAGAGAATATGACCAACCCTGCACCGGGTTTGGTTTCGAGAGTGTTCTTTGATGTGCAGAAACTTGCGATAACACAATTTCCAGCAGTATTGGTTGTGACATCAAACGAAATCAGAGAAGACATATCAACAGACCTAAGACAGGGCACGATCCAATTTGAATTGAGATGTTATGTGAGAGGCACAGAGATTGACACATTGAGAAATGAAATAGTTGAAAGAGTTGAAGAAACATTAGAAGTTTCCAGAGACAGAGATATCACGTTGGCCTCAACAAACATTCACAACGTAACAACAAGAGTTTCAAACGTGGAAGTGATTGAAAGAGAACTGCCATTGGGTGAAGTTGTGATCAGAGTTGATGTGATATACAGATACAAAAAAGGAGTATTATAATGAAACACATTAAAAAACTATGGCAATGGATAAAGGATAGATTCCAATGGCTGTAAAAATGTATAAAGACAAGAATTCAATAATGGTGCGAGGGATGGACGTCCAGGCACGATTGAATGAGGGTTGGACCTTTGAACCCTCTAAAACAACCAAAGCAACCTTAAGACCCAGAAAGACCAAAAAGTCCAAACAGGTCGAAGAGGTGGCTGAAACACAAGATCTGTCTGGTCCGACTGATCTCAACATAGAGGAGACAACAAATGGCAACTAATAATGCGGCCTACACAGGCGAAAGCGGTGTTGTTAAATTCACAGATGTAGATACATCTGCAGTGACGGCTGTTGCTTCAGTTAGATCTTTCACAATTGATCAAGAGGTTCAAACCATTGAATCTACTGTGATGGGATCAGGCAACAGAACATATCTTCCAGGTTTAAGACAATTTTCTGGAACTATGGACCTGTTCTTCAGAGATGACGACGGAAATGGTGCTGGTCAAACAGCATTGTTTGATGCGGCTAATTCTACACAGAGCGTGGCAACATCAATTGAGTTATACCCATCTGGTGAAACAGCAGGTATAAAACTATCTGGAAATGTTATCATAACTGGTCATTCTATCACAGCAAACTTTGATGGTATGACGGAAGCAACAGTGACTTTCCAAGGGTCATCAAATCTGACACGAACAAACTTATAATGTTGAATGTCACGATTCAATTTAACGGCACAAAGGTAACGGCTGATCTTAATAGGGAAATTGATCAAACCGTTCGCCAGATATCCCAAGACTACTTTGGCCTTGTTAAAGACAAGACACCGGTCAGAACTGGTCGTGCTAAACGAGGTTGGAGACTGAAGAAACAAAAACAATTTGTTTATAACGTCAATAACAGAGTCCCATACATTGGGCGTTTAGATGAGGGATCATCAAAACAGGCACCGCGTGGTATGACACGACCAGCCGCACGGGAAGTCCTTAGAACAACGAGAAGGAGAATAAGATAATGTCAATAACTGACAAAATCGCAAAACACTATCAATCAGCGATTGGTGGTGAATTACAGAAATATCATTGTGAGGAGTGGGACACTGATATCTATTTTAGAGGCACATACCCACTCAAAGACGAGAGCAAAATACTTGAACTGCAATCACAGGGCAAGACCGTTGAAGCACTCGTTGAAAGCATCGTGACCAAAGCCAGACACAAGGATGGCAAAAAAATGTTCGCGGATGCTGACAAAGTAAAATTGATGAATGAAGCAGACCCAATGACAGTGGTCAAAGTTGCTTCTGCCATCAACAACGGAAGAATAACCGCAACACAGGACACAGCGGCAAAGGAATAGAGTCCAGTGTTGAGTTGAGGTTTGTAATGATACTGGCTGACAGATTGAAGAAGTCAGTTGAAGAAGTATTACAAATGACAACACTGGAGTTTGAGTTGTGGTTGGGTTATTTTCTGTTTGAAGACAAGGAAAACAAAAAGACGATGAAAAAAATGAAACAACAACCAAAGGTTAGAAGATAATGGCCCAGGGTAATTTACTTCTTAATATTGCTGTCAAAAATCAGCAGGCTCTGGGCAAGGTCAATAATCAATTAACCCAACTTCAGAATAGCGGTATCAAGTTAGGCACGGTGTTGAAAGGTGCCGCGGCAGGTTTGGCGGCCATTGGAGCAACCAAACTAATTGGCAGTATCATTTCAACCACAGCAAGATTTGAAGACTTGGGAGATGCTCTTGCTTCTGTAACAGGATCAGCACAGGCTGGGGCAGAGGCATTTGATTTTGTCAGTAGTTTTGCCACAAAGACACAGTTTGGTGTTGAAGACCTAACACAGACATTCATTAAATTAAAAGCATCCGGCATTGAACCCACAGAGGATCTATTAACACTATTCACGGACACAGCGGCCATCACCACAGACCAGATTGGTTCTTTACAGGCCATCACTGATCTATTTGCCAGAACTACATCAGGGGGTCTTGGACTAGAAGAATTAAACAGGTTGGCAGACAGAGGTGTCCCGGTATTTAGAATTTTAGAAGAACAATTAGGTATCACAAGATTACAGATATCAAATGTTGGTAAGACAGCAGAAGGATCACAAAAGATATTGGCGGCTTTGTCAGCAGGTATCAGAAAAGATTTTGGTGGTGCCACAGCAAGGGTCACAGACAACTTATCAACACAGTTTTCAAACTTCAGCATAGAATTGAAGAACGTGGCCAATGAATTTGGTAAGGGACTTTCACCACAGTTGGCTGGATCAACCCAAGCACTCACAGATTTTTTAGGAAAGAACAAAGAACTGATTGGCACACTGGGCGAATTGACAGGCAAAGCCTTACAGGCATTGATCACTGGTCTTGGCAACACAATAGAATTTTTCAGAGATCTCGGTGAAACAGTTTTCAACATCGTTCAACGTATAAAAGAATTTGGCAACACTGTCAGAGGTTTCATTCCGTTCATCAACAAAGCAGAAGCGGCCACAGTTGATTTTGACACAGCCAATCGTAATCTTCACAAAGGTTATACAGAATTAGCACCAGTGATTGTTACCACTGCCAATACCATACAAGATCAAAAAGTGGCTGTGGAAGAAGCAACCAAAACTTTCAAATTTTACGATGATGCCATTATAAGATCAAAGAGATCACAGGACGCCGCCAAGAGATCAGCAGAAGCATTGAACGAATTGTTTGAACAAGATGTAATGCTACAGGCACTCCAAAGAACAATTGGAGAAGGTTTCACACCATTGGAAGGTCAAATACAGGTGGTCACTAACTCTATGGGTGTGTTCAGAGACACAGCATCTAGTTCTTTGACTGATGTTATATTTGGTGTAAAAGATTTAGATGATGCTCTTGGCAACATTGCCAAAGCCACATTGAAAGCATTGATACAGGGGTTCATAAATCTTGGTATCACCATATTCATATTAGAACCATTGGAAAAATTCTTGAGAAATCAAATCCAGAGTCAAAAACAGTTGAACAGAGAACTTAAAACTGAAATTGGTCTAAGAACTATTTTGGCTTTCTTGACCGGAGGCACCAGTCTCATACCAGGATTGGCCTCGGGAGGTCCGGTTGCGGCAAACCAATCATACATTGTTGGTGAGCGGGGACCAGAATTATTTGTTCCCAACAGTTCAGGCACCATTGTGCCCAACAACAGATTAGATGATGCGGCATCAGTAGGGTTTGGTGGTAGAACAGGCAGTGGCGACAATATTGAAGTCACTTTCAACATCAACACCATTGACGCATCAGACTTTGATTCATTATTAACAGACAGGCAAGACCTTATCATTGGATTAATCAACAGAGGTCTCGCTGAAAGAGGTAGAAGGAGTTTAACAGCATAATGAGTGGCACATTTCCATTACAAGCAGGTTTCCAAACCACAAATTTTAGTTCTCAAACGCAGAGCAGAGTGTCAGTGAGCGTATCTGGCAAAACACAGAGGATAAAAACTGGAGCACAATTTTTCAGTTTCAAACTAAAATCTCCTAGGATGACAAGAGCAGAGGTAGATGCTGATTTCAGTTTCATTGCCGCACAGGATGGACAGGTTGAGGCATTCACTATCGTGCCACCTGTGATCAGTTCCACAAAAGGCACGGCATCAGGCACAATCACGGTTCAAAATGTCACCAGTGTATCACCTGCAATGAGCCTTGCCGCAGGCAGTAGGAATATTGGTGTCAACAGCGACAATGCAGGTGACACTTTGAAGAAAGGTGACCTCATTAAATTTTCCAATCACGACAAAGTTTATATGCTGACAGAAGATGTCAATTTTGATGGATCCACAGTTGACCAGTTGAGTTTCTATCCGC